CACGGGCCGGATGGCCTGCCGCGCGAGCTGCACTGCCTGAGGCCCGACCGGATGAGCGTGGTGCCGGGGCCGGACGGCTGGCCGATGGCCTACGAGTACGCGGTGGGGCGGCAGAAGCACCGCTTCGACATGACTGGCGAGCTGGACCCGATCCTGCACCTGAAGAGCTTCCACCCGCTGAACGACCACTATGGCTTGAGCCCGCTCGAGGCGGCGGCGGCCTCGATCGACGTGCACAACGCGGCGGCGCGCTGGTCGAAGGCGCTGCTGGACAACGCGGCGCGGCCCTCGGGTGCGATCGTCTTTCAAGGCAGGGACGGCGGCGGGCAGCTATCCGAGGAGCAGTATCAGCGGCTGGCGCGCGAGATCGAGGAGAACCACGCCGGGGCACGCAACGCCGGCAGACCGATGCTGCTCGAGGGCGGGCTCGACTGGAAGCCGATGGGCTACTCGCCGCAGGAGATGGACTTCCTCGAGACCAAGCAGGCGGCGGCGCGCGAGATTGCGCTGGCCTTCGGCGTGCCGCCGATGCTGCTGGGGCTGCCAGGCGACAACACCTATTCCAACTACCAGGAGGCGAACCGGGCGTTCTACCGCCAGACGGTGTTGCCGCTGGTCAGGAAGACCGTCGGTGCCCTGGCAATGTGGCTGGGGCACGGCGCCGGAACGGCGTTGACCTTGGAGCCTGACCAGGACGCGATCCCGGCCCTGGCCCCGGAGCGCGAGGCGCTGTGGCGGCGGGTGGCGCAGGCCTCGTTCCTGAGCGACGACGAGAAGCGGGCGCTCCTGGGGATCGGCCCGCGCGAGGGGTGACACGGGGCGCCGCGAGACTGCCGGCACCGGTCCCCTTCCCTGACCCTCCCCCTGCCAGGGGGAGGGGACGCCCCTGGCTGGCGCTGGCCGCCGCAGCATCCCCGGGAAGGGGAGGGGCCGGGAGGCGTCGTTTGGCCGGCGCGGCACTGGCCGGTGACAGGCGGCGAAGAAGGATCAAGCGACATGCAGCAGGAAATTGGACTGGCCCGTGCGCCCCACGGGCTCGAGGTGAAGTTCGCGTTCGAGGGCGCCACGACTGCGGGCTCGACCGGCAAGGTCGAGGGCTACGCCTCGGTCTTCGGCGAGGCCGACCAATCGGGCGACGTGGTGGTGCCGGGGGCGTTCGCCGCCTCGCTTGCGCGGCTCAAATCCGCGGGGCGCAGGGTGAAATTCCTCTGGCAGCACGACCCGGCCCGTCCCATCGGGGTCTGGCACGACGTGCGCGAGGATGCGCGGGGCCTCCGGGTCAAGGGCGAGATCCTGGGGGATCTCGCGCTCGGGCAGGAGGCCATGGCGCTGATGCGGGCCGGGGCCGTCGACGGGCTCTCGATCGGCTACCGCGTCGTCAAGGCCGAGAAGAACGCTGCAACCGGCGGGCGGCGGCTTCTCGAGATCGACCTCTGGGAGGTGTCGCTGGTGACGTTCCCGATGCTTCCCGCCGCCCGTGCCATGCTGGCGGGCGCGAGCGCCGCCGAGATCATGGAACTGGCCCTGGCCGAAGCCCTGCTCGAGGGTGCCGGCCGTCTCCGCTGAGCCTTTGCCAGCGACACTCCGCCAAACCGCGAAGAAGGAAGACCAAGCATGACCGAGACTGTTGAGAAGGCCGCGGCGGTCGCCGAGGCGAAGTCGGCTGCGGCCGAGTTCCTGAAGGGGTTCCAGAGCTTCAAGGAGGACATGAGCAAGCGCATGAACGAGATGACCAGCCGGATCGAGATGCTCGACCGCAAGGGCGCGCGCCGCCCGGCGCTCGAGGCCCGCGCCGAACAGGCCCTGCCACACCGGAAGGCCTTTGCGGCTTACGTGCGCCGCGGCCGCGAGGACGAGCTGAAGAGCCTCGACCTCGAGACCAAGGGGCTGAACACCGCGGTGTCGGCCGAAGGCGGCTACCTCGTGGACCCGCGCACGGCCGAGCAGATCGAGACGGTGCTGCGCTCGGGCGCCTCGATCCGGGCGCTGTCGCGGGTGGTGCAGGTCGAGGCCGGCGCCTACGACGTGCTGGTCGACCATGAGGAGATCGGCGCGGGCTGGCTCGGCGAGACCTCGGCCGTGACCGAGACCGCGGCGCCGGTGATCGACCGGATTTCAATCCAGCTCCACGAGCTGTCGGCCAGCCCCAAGGCCTCGCAGCGTCTGCTCGACGATACGGCGTTCGATGTCGAGGCGTGGCTGGCCGAGCGCATCGCCGACCGCTTCCTGCGCGCCGAAAGCGCGGCCTTCGTTACGGGCGATGGGGTCAACAAGCCGAAGGGCTTCCTGACCAAGCCGATGGTGGCCAACGGATCGTGGGCCTGGGGCAACATCGGCTACATCGCCACCGGCACCTCGGGCGCCTTCGATGCCAATGAGCCGGCGGACGCGGTGGTGGACCTGATCTATGCGCTGGGCGCCCAGTACCGGGCGAACGCGGCCTTCGTGATGAACTCGAAGACCGCCGGCGAGATCCGCAAGATCAAGGATGGCCAGGGCCGCTTCATCTGGACCGAGGGCATGTCGGCCCGTCAGCCGGCGCTCTTGATGGGCTACCCCGTGGCAGTGGTCGAGGAGATGCCGGACATCGCCCCGGACAGCTTCTCGATCGCCTTCGGCGACTTCGGCCATGGATACACGATCGCCGAGCGGCCCGACATCCGCATCCTGCGCGATCCCTACTCGGCCAAGCCGCATGTGATGTTCTACGCCACCAAGCGGGTGGGCGGCGACGTCACCGACTATGCGGCCATCAAGGTGCTGAAGTTCGGCCTCAGCTAAGCGTCGCGCGCCGGGGCGGCCAGCGGGATACCGGTTCCCGCCGGCCGCCGCTTTCCGGGCCGTGGCGGCCCGATCGGTTTGAATCATGGTCGGGGGGCATGAGCCACGATGGCGAAGTCGATCAGCCACGCGGCGCTGGACGCGGCGTTTGCCTACATCGCAGAGCGGGGCGACACGCTGGTGCTGTGCGCCGGGGCGCCCGAGAGCGCCGAGGAGGCCCTGACGCCGGCGGGCGAGGGCGGACGCATGCTCGGCCGCGCGGCAATGGTGCCGGGGCTGGGCAATGGCGACTTCTCTCTGGCACCGGGGGTGACTTCCGGGCGCCGGCTGGTGGTCAGAGGACGCGAGAGAGTGGCGGTGGTCGCCTCGGGATGCGCCGACCATCTGGCGCTGGTCGCGGCGGCCACGGGCGAGGTGCTGGTGGTGACCGAACTGGCCGAGCCGTGCGAGATGCATGAGGGCGGCACGGTCACCGTGCGCGGCTTCTCGGACGAGATCGCCGATCCAGTCTGAGTCTGCTTGAGGCCATGGCAGCTTTTCAAGGAACGATGGCATGATCTTGACGGAGACCGCGCCGGCGGCGGTGACGCCGGTGACGTTGAGCGAGTTCTCGGCGCATCTGCGCCTGGCGCATGGGTTTCCGGACGACGGGGCCGAGGATGCGCTGCTGGACCTCTATCTCAGGAACGCCACCGCTGCGGTGGAGGCGCGGACCGGCCGGGCGCTGGTGCGCCGCGGCTTCGTGCTGCGGCTCAGCGCGTGGAACCGGGACGGCCACGCGGTGCTGCCGGTGGGGCCGGTCGAGACGATCAGCAGAATCCAGCTTGTCCGGGGTGCCGAGGCGATCGACATCGCTGCTGGCACGTGGGCCGTGGAGCCCGGGAGCGGGCGGCAGCGGGTGACCGGGCGCCAGGGCGGCGCCTTGCCCACGATTCCAGAGGGTTACGTGGCGGAGCTCGCCTTCGATGCAGGCTTCGGACCGGGGGCGGCGGACGTGCCGGGCGATCTGCGCCAGGCGGTGTTGTTGCTGGCGGCGGACTACTACGAGCGGCGCAGCGACGAACGCGAGCCGGGGATGCCGATGGCGGTGCGGGCGCTGCTCGAGCCTTGGCGGCCGGTGCGAATCTGAGCGAGGGCGTGATGGCAGACCGGATTCCGAAACTCTCGCAGCGGCTGACGCTCGAGGCGCCGGTGCGCGCCGCCGATGGCGGCGGCGGCTGGCAGGTGACCTGGACGGCGCTGGGCACGCACTGGGCGGAGCTCAGGCCGGTCGGCGCGCGTGAGGGCGTGAGCGGCGCACGCGAGATGGCGCAGGTGACGCACCGGGTGCGGGTGCGCTCGGCGCCGGTGGGCTCGCCCAGGCGGCCGCATCCCGAGCAACGCTTCCGGCAGGGCGAGCGCATCTTCGCCATTCGCGGCGTCGCCGAGGCCGACCACCGGGGCGCCTACCTGATCTGCTGGGTCGAGGAGGTGCCCTTCGCATGACCTATGCCTTGTCATGGCCGCTGCAGCAGGCGGTCTATCAGCTGCTGACCACCGATCCGGCGGTCGCCGCGCTGGTGGGGACGCGCATCTATGACGCGCCGTTGCCGCCGGATGCCGAGGCCGATCCCGAGGGGGTCTACGTCACCATCGGCGATGAGCGGGTGGAGGACTGGAGCACGGCGACGGACCGGGGCGCGGCGCACCTGCTTAGCATCGCGGTGCACGCGCCCAGGCGCGGCTTCGCCGAGGCGAAGCAGGCGGCGGGGGCGATCTCGGATGCGCTCCTGGGCGGTGCGCTGAGCCTCGGCCGCGGGCGGGCGGTGCTTGTGCGCTTTGCCGGCGCGCGGACCCGCCGCGAGCAGAACGATGCGCTCAGGCGCATCGAGATGCGGTTCCGGGTGACCGTCGAGGACACGGTTTAAGAAGCCTGGATAACCAACGACAGTTCAAGATTATGGAGATCGCGCATGGCGGCGCAGAAGGGTCGGGACCTGCTCCTGAAGCTGGACGAGACCGGCGGCGGGAGCTTCGAGACGGTGGCGGGGCTCCGCGCGACGCGGATCAGCTTCAATGCCGAGACGGTGGACGTGACGACGGCCGAGTCGACCGGGCAGTGGCGCGAGCTGCTGGCGGGCGCGGGCGTCCGCACGGCGGCGATCTCAGGCTCGGGCATCTTCAAGGATGCGGCCTCGGACACGGCGCTGAGGCGGGTCTTCTTCGACGGTACGATCCCCGAGTTCGAGGTGGTGATCCCGGACTTCGGCGTGGTCAGGGGGCCGTTTCAGCTCACGAGCCTCGAGTACTCGGGACAGCATGACGGGGAGGCGGTGTTCGAGCTGGCGCTGGTCTCGGCCGGCGCGCTGAGCTTCACGGCGGTCTGACGATGGCCAATCCGCAGCGCGGCGAGGTGGCAATCCGCATCAACGGCGAGGAGCGGGTCATGCGGCTGACGCTGGGCGCGCTCGCCGAGCTGGAGGCGCGGCTCAAGGCGACGAGCCTGCTGGGCCTTGCCGAAAAGTTCGAGAGCGGTGGCGTGTCGGCCTCGGAGCTGATCGCGCTGCTGGCGGCGGGAATCCGGGGCGCTGGCGGCGAGCTTTCCGAAGAAGAGCTGGGTTCGGCCGACATCGAGGGCGGGGCGGTCGGGGCGATGCGGGCAGGGCTGACGCTGCTTGCCCGGACGTTCCGGCCCGAGGCCGAGGGATGAGCGAGGCGGCGGGCGGCTCGCTGGCCTGGGACCAGCTGATGCGGCTGGGGCTGGGCACGCTGGGCCTTGCCCCAGATGTGTTCTGGGCGATGACGCCGGTCGAGCTGCAGCGGGCGCTCGAGGGCGCCGGGGTGCTGACGGCGGGCGGCGGCGCGGACTGGATGCAGCGCGCCACGCTTGAGGCGCTGATGGCGCGGTTTCCGGACAGGAAGGGGAGCGAGGGATGACAGGCGCAGACGGGGCCGGCTTTGGCGCGGCAGCCGGGGACCTGGCGACGGCACTGGCCGAATTGCAGGGGCTGGCGGGCAGCTTTGCCGGCGAGATGACCGATGCGGCCCGGGCGATGAAGGAGATGGATGCCGAGAGCCGGCGGCTATCTCGCTCGCTGGGCTCGAGCCTGCGCACGGCGTTCGACCGGGCGGTGTTCGGCGGCGCCAAGCTTGGCGACGTGATGCGCGGCCTGGTGAGCGACATCGCTGGCCGGACGCTGAACGCGGCGCTGCGGCCCGTGCAGAATTCGCTGGGCGCGGGTGTGGGCGGGCTGGTCGGCTCGCTTCTTGGCGCGTTCGGCTTCGCGCAAGGGGGTGTGTTCTCGGCCGGGCGGGTCAGGGCCTTCGCGCGCGGCGGCATCGTGGACGGGCCGATGGTGTTCCCGATGCGCGGCGGCGCCGGGCTGATGGGCGAGGCGGGCCCCGAGGCGATCATGCCGCTGACGCGCGGCCCGGATGGGCGCCTGGGCGTGCGCGCCGAGGGGAGGGGTGCGGGGCCGGTGGTGACCGTCAACATCTCGACCCCCGACATCGAGAGCTTCCGTCGCTCGCGCGGGCAGATTGCAGCGCAGCTCGCGCGTGCGGTGGCGCGCGGCAACGGCAGGCTGTGAGGGAGTACAATGAGTTTTCACGAGGTTCGCTTCCCGGCCGCCATCTCGTTCGGCTCGACGGCGGGCGTCGAGCGGCGCACGGAGATCATTGCGCTGGTGAACGGGTTCGAGCAGCGCAACACTCCGTGGGAGCAGTCGCGCCGGCGCTATGACGCGGGGCTGGGCGTGAAATCGCTGGACGACCTGGCCGAGGTGCTGGGCTTCTTCGAGGCGCGGCGTGGCCGGCTGCACGGCTTCCGCTGGAAGGACTGGATGGATCACAAATCCGGTCTGCCATCGGCGGCGCCGAGCGCCCTGGATCAGGTGATCGGCACCGGGAACGGCGTGGCGACGCAGTTCCAACTGATCAAGGTCTATATGCCCGGCGCGCATGAGTTCCGGCGCAGGATCACGAAGCCTGTTGCCGGGACGGTGCAGGTGGCGGTTGACGGGACTCCGAAGGCCGAAGGGCCGGACTTCGCCGTGGACACGACGACCGGCATCGTCACCTTCGCGGCGCCACCTGCTCTGGGCGCCACGGTGACGGCAGGGTTCGAGTTCGACGTGCCGGTGCGCTTCGACTCGGACGAGATCGCCATCAACGTGGCGGCGTTCGAGGCGGGCGAGATTCCCTCCATCCCTGTCATCGAGGTGCGGGTCTGATGCGGACGCTACCCGAATCCCTGCGCGCCGCCTTGGCCAGCGGCGTGACCACCCATTGCCGGTGCTGGGCGGTCACGCGGACGGACGGGGTGGTTCTGGGATTCACCGACCACGACAGGCCGCTGAGCTTTGAGGGCATCAGCTTCGAGGCAAGCTCGGGCCTGAATGCCGAGGCGGTGGAGAGCTCGACCGGGCTGAGCGTCGACAGCCACACGGTGACGGGCGCGCTGAGCTCGGAGGCGATCACCGACGAGGACATCGAGCGCGGCTTCTATGACGGCGCCGAGGTGACCCTGTGGCTCGTCGACTGGATGGATGTCGAGAGCCGGCTGCTGCTGTCGCGCGGGCAGATCGGCGAGATCCGGCGCGGCAAGGCGGCGTTCGAGGCGGAGGTCGTCGGGCTTTCGGAGCGGCTGAACCAGCCGACGGGCCGGGCCTATGTGCCCGCCTGCGACCGGAGACTGGGCGATGCGAAGTGCGGCGTCGACCTGGGGCAGCCCGCCTATCGTGGCACGGCCCTGGTTCAGACGGTGATCGATCTGCAGCGGTTCTCCGTGTCGGGGCTCGATGGTTTCGAGCGCGGATGGTTCAACGGCGGGCGGCTGGAGTGGACCTCGGGCGACAATGCCGGGGTCGACGGGCACGTGAAGACGTACCTCACGCCGGCGGGCGGCGCGATCGTCGAACTGTGGCTGTCGCCGCCATTGCCGGTGCAGCCAGGGGACGGGTTCACGGTGACCGCGGGCTGCGACAAGCGGATGGAGACCTGCAAGGCAAAGTTCAATAACCTGTTGAACTTCCGTGGTTTTCCGCACATGCCCGGCGACGACTGGGCCGCCGGCTACGTCAAGCAGGAGGGCGAGCACGATGGCGGCTCACTGTTCCGGCGCTGACCTGGCGCTGCGCCGCGCCGCGGTCGCGGAGGCGCGGCGGTGGCTCGGCACGCCCTACTGCCACCAGGCTAGCGTGCGGGGGGCGGGGGCCGACTGCCTGGGCCTCCTGCGCGGTGTCTGGCGCGCGACGCTCGGTGATGAGCCCGAGCAGCCGCCGCCCTACAGCGGCGACTGGTCGGAGGCGAGCGGCGACGAGCGGCTGATGGCCGCGGCCATGCGGCACCTGGTGCCCATCGGGCGCGAGGCGGCCGGAGCCGGCGATGTGCTGCTGTTCCGGATGCGGCCGGCGGCGCCGGCCAAGCATCTCGGCATCCTAGTCACCGACAGACTCGTGCAAGGCCGCATGATCCATGCCTATTCGGGTCACGGCGTCACCGAGACGCATGTCACGGCAGTCTGGCTGGGAAAGCTGGTGGCCGTGTTCCGGTTTCCCGGGCGGAGGGAGTGATGGCGACAGTCCTGTTATCGGCGGCCGGCTCGGCGATCGGCGGGTCGATCGGGGGAACCGTGCTGGGGATGAGCGCCGCGACCTTCGGCCAAGCGGTCGGTGCAGTGGCAGGCAGCGTCATCGACCAGACGATCCTTGGCACGGGCAGCCGGGCCGTCGAGGCGGGGCGGGCGCGTTCGCTGCATTTGCAGACCTCGACCGAGGGCACGCCCATCCCGGTCGTCTTCGGCCGCATGCGGATCGCCGGGCAGATCATCTGGTCGAGCCGGTTCAAGGAGCATGTGCGGACCCGGACCGAGGGTGGCAAGGCCACCGGCGGCCAGAAGGTCCGGGAGTACTCGTATACGATCAGCCTTGCCGTTGGCCTGTGCGAGGGACCGATCGAGCGTGTCGGGCGGATCTGGGCGGACGGCAAGCTGCTGGCGACCGAGGGCCTGGAGATCAGGGTCTACAGGGGGGACGAGAGCCAGTTGCCCGATCCCAAGATCGAGGCCGTTGAGGGGGCGGGCAACGTCCCTGCCTATCGCGGTCTTGCCTATGTGGTGTTCGAGGGCTTGCCTCTGGGAGATTTCGGCAACCGGATCCCGCAGCTCAATTTCGAGGTGTTCCGCAGCCCGGAGGCGCTTGTGGGCCTCGCCGGCGAAGAGGCCGCGCCCCCGGTCAGGAAGCTCGTCCGCGCCGTGGCGATATCGCCAGGGAGCGGGGAGTTCGCGCTTGATCCCGAGCCGGTTCAGTACGTCTTTCCCGGCGAGGGCCGGCGATATGCGAATATCAACAATGCCAGCGGGATACCGGATTTCATTGCGGCGATGGATCAGCTCGACGGCGAGCTTCCGGCCGCCGGGGCGGTCTCGCTGCTGGTCTCCTGGTTCGGCGACGATCTTCGCTGCTCGCGCTGCACCATCCGGCCGCGCATTGAGGAGCCCGGGCGCGCAAGCAGCCCCGAGTGGTGGTCGGCCGCCGGGCTGACCACGGCCACGGCAATGCCAATCAGCCGCGATGCCAATGACCGGCCGAACTTCGGCGGCACGCCGTCGGACTCGTCCATTATCCGCGCGATCGCTGAACTGACGGCGCGCGGCAAGAAGGTGATGCTCTACCCCTTCCTGCTGATGGACATTGCGCCGGGCAATTCGCTCACCGATCCCTACACGGGTGCGGCCGAGCAACCGGTCTTCCCCTGGCGGGGGCGGATCACGCTTGACGTTGCCCCTGGCCGACCGGGCTCAAACGACCAGACTGTGGCGGCGGCAACGGAGGTCGCAGCCTTCTTTGGCACGGCGCGAGCGTCCGACTTTTCTGTCGCGAGCGGCGGCGTCAGCTACTCCGGTCCTGAGGAATGGGGCTGGCGGCGGTTCGTGCTGCATCTTGCGGCGCTGGCCGCGGCAGCGGGCGGCGTGGAGGCGATCTGCATCGGCAGCGAGCTCCGCGCACTGACGACGATCCGTAGCAGCCGCACAAGCTATCCGGCGGTTGCCGAGTTGCGGGCGCTGGCTGCCGAGGTCCGGCAGCTTCTGCCGCAGGCAAAGATCGGCTACGCCGCGGACTGGAGCGAGTATTTCGGCCATCACCCGCAGGATGGGAGCGGGGACGTGCTGTTCCATCTCGATCCGCTGTGGTCGGACCCCGAGATCGACTTCGTCGGCATTGACGACTACACGGCGCTGTCGGACTGGCGCCATTCGCGGACCCATCTCGACCTCGAAGCCGGGCATCGGTCTGTCTATTCGCTGCGCTACCTGAAATCGAACATCGAGGGCGGCGAGAACTACGACTGGTACTATGCCAGCGAGGCCGACAGGGAGCGCCAGCTTCGGACGCCAATCAGCGATACCTCCCATGGCGAGGACTGGGTGTTCCGCCCGAAGGATTTTCGCGCCTGGTGGAGCAACCACCACTTCGACCGCGTCGGTGGCGTGCGCTCTGCCACCCCGACGAGCTGGGTGCCGGAGTCCAAGCCGATCTGGATCACCGAGACCGGATGTCCCGCGGTGGACCTCGGCGCCAACCAGCCGAGCCTGTTCGCGGACGGGAAGAGCTCGGAAAGCGCGCTGCCCTTCGGCTCGCTCGGCGCGCGCGACGACGAGATGCAGCGACGCTTCCTGCAGGCGAAACTTGGCTATTGGTCGGATCCCCAAAACGTCCCCGTCTCCTCGGTAAGGGGGGAGCCGATGATTCCCGCAGACCGCATATTCGTCTGGACCTGGGACGCCCGCCCGTGGCCCGACTTCCCGGTGAGGGCCAGCGTCTGGTCCGACGGACCGGCGCACCGCCTGGGGCACTGGATCACCGGGCGCGTCAGCGCCAGCGGGCTCGCCGAGGTTGTCGCCGAGATATGCCGCAGAGCGGGGCTCAAGGACTTCGATGTCTCGGACCTGCACGGGGTCGTCGATGGCTATGTTGTCGATCACAACGCAAGCGCCCGCGAGGCTCTGCAGCCGCTGATGCTGGCTTTCGGATTCGATGCCTTCGAGAGCGGTGGCAAGGTCGTTTTCCGGATGCGCGGTGGAACTCCGGTCCGAACGATTCGCGACGACACGCTGGCCTTGCCCCCGACCCGCTCAAGCTCGGCGCTGGAACGCGTCAGGTCGTCCGG